TAACGTTCAAGTAATCAAAGATTACGAACAGGTTGCTCCTATTGTTGTTGTGGATGCAGTGGTTTGGTGGGAACCTAAAGTAGAAGGTCCAGTAAACCTATCAGAAGTAAAGCAATGGATTCAAAACTTAAGAAGAACTGGTTTTAATATAGGTTTGGTAACATTTGATCGTTGGCAATCATTTGATATTCAAAATGAACTAAAGGCAGTTGGAATGAGAACGGATACTGTTTCAGTTGCTAAAAAGCATTATGAAGATATGGCAATGCTTATTTATGAAGAAAGATTAGTAATGCCTTCAATTGAATTATTGTTTGAAGAGTTAACTGAGTTAAAAATTATGAAGAATGATAGAGTTGATCATCCTCGTAAAAAGTCTAAAGACTTAGCGGACGCAGTTTGTGGTGCTGTATTTGGTTCAATTGCTAACACTCCAAAAGATATTGATTTAGAAGTTGAAGTTCATACTTTTGCAGATAGACCTAAATCAGATAGATCAAAAGAACTGTTTGTTAACAACAATGTGATTAGACCAGAACCACCAAAAGAAGCACTTGAATACCTAGATCAGTTTAAACTAATCTAATAAAATGTTATAATAGTACTATCTCACATTGGAGGTAGTTATTAAATTAATAACTTTAGGACTCTTCGCAGAGCATTCTTTGTCTTTATAGTATCCTGCATACTATTACTTTCTTGTATTCCATTAGTTAAATCAATTGCTAATCCTCCAACCTATTACCCATCTGGACCACAACAAAATGTTGATAAATCTGTAGTTGAATCTGGTGGATGGGCTCTGTGTTGGTCTGGAACTTATGGAGGTACTGATTTATTATCAAATATAACCACTGCTTGTGATCAAGACTATATTCTATATGCTGGTGGATTAACCAATAACTCAAACTTAATGCTTCTTGCTGCTGGTAAAAGAGAAATGGTATTTACCATTCAACCAAACATGTCTAATCAAACTCTATTAGAAAACGGTTCCTATTGGTATTTTAATACAGGCTATGGCTCTATGGGGTTTGCTCCAAATAGTACTATCCAACAAACTTCTGCAGATACTTATGCTGCGTGGGGTGGCAATTTAGATGATGGCTCACTTCGTTTATCTTGGCATACTGGTCATTGTGGAACTGGAAATATTTGCGGTGGATGGAGAGTAGGAACTGTAGTTGGATTAAATGGTTCAAATGAATATACAAGATATATCTATGAGTCAACTGGTGGTGCTACACCAAGCCCTACCCCAACACCTACCGAAACTCCAAGTCCTACACCAACACCTACTGAAACACCTTCAGAGACTCCTACACCTACTCCTACGCCTACAGAAACAGTAGAGCCTAGTCCAGAGCCTACTCCAACTCAAACTCAAGATCCTGAGCCAGTTGATCCAGGTCCAGATCCAACACCTGTTGAGATACCAATTGATGAGCCAGAAATAGAACTGCCAGAAGAAGTGCAAGAGGAAATAGAAATAATTTTAGAACCTTCACCAGAACCAACTCCTATAGAAGAAATTATAGCAGTTGAGGAAGAAATGGATAATGCAATTGAAGAACTATTGGTTAATGAAGAAGAGATTACAGATGAACAATTAGAAAACATTGCAGAATTATTAATTGAAAATTATGAAGTAGATGAAGCAATGCCAGTAGCAGATTTAATTGAAGGATTAAATGATGAGCAAACTTTAGAATTTTTAGAACAATTAGATGAAAATCAAATAATTGAATACCGTGAAGGTGTTGAATTAGAAGCAGGTGTTGCAGTTGTATTTGAACAACTGTCAGATCCTGGGGCCTTATTAGGAGAGTTTGTATCAGATCCAGGACAAGTGTTAGAAGCACTTGGACAATTGGGTGCTGATATGACAGAAGAAGAAAGAGAGGACTCACAAACAGTTGTTGTTGCAACAGTTATTGTGGGTCAATTAATAGGATCTGTAGCAATGTCTTCAAGCATAGTACAGATGAATGCAAGAGCAGAAATAAGGAGGATAACATGATAAAGGCAATACTAAAACCTTTTAAATTTATCTTCAAAGCAATTAAGTTCGTAGTTATGTTACCCATAAACCTAGTTAAGTTTATTCTAATCAAGGTTTGGGCGGTAATTAAATATGTTCTTAATCTTGTTTGGAAGATACTTAAAGGTATATATAAAGGAATAATCGGGGTAATTAAAGAAGCAAGTCAAGTTATTACCTGGATTATTACAAGTATCTATAATGCAATTAAATGGGTATTTATTAATACCTGGAAATTAATTCTATGGACACTAAATAAAGTATGGACAGTAGTTAAATTTATATGGGCATGGCTAGTAGAAGCATTTGTAGAAACATTAAACCAATTGTGGACATTACTAGGTATGTTCGCAGCATGGCTAGTACTCGAGGGTAGTGCAAAAACTACTGTTGGGTATGCAATTATATTAGTTCTTATCGTATGGTTAGTTACTATACGAGTAAGGGAAGGAGAATAAAAATGGCTAAAGAAATAAAATTAGATGACGAAAAGAAAATGGGTGCAGTTAGCGGAATAAAGAATATTCTACTTAGAATAATCGCCGTGTTTGCAGCCAATGGTCTTGGAGTTATTGGTGCTGGTGCAATCATCGGTATCGATACAATGAGTGCAATCATTCTTGCAGGAACACTTGGTGTTGCTACAGTAGTTGAAAAACTAGCAAGAGGATTCATTGATGACGGAAGACTAGATATTGACGAAATCAATGCAGCATTTAACTCAGTAGATAAGAAAGCAAATTAATACTGGGGGGAATCTAGTCTAGGAGATCTAGGGCTAGAAGTTTTATGGCTGGTGGGTTGCCTAAAACACCTTAAAGGAGTATAATAGTGTCCATGTCTGAATCAAATTACTGCAAAGACTGCAAACGTTTAAAGGATATTGCCTGCACTTGCGGCATGACCTTCGCAGAAAAGATTAAGACGACCTCAGTTAACTGGGCTACATGGTCAGATACTAGAAAAGGCTCTTGACTTGGCAGTTACTTGCGGGTATAATTATAATAACTTGTCTTCTTTTATTAACAGAAGAAGACATTATGAAGCATATAAGAAAGAAGTTTAATGTTAAACGATCCAAAAAGCCAGACAATTCATCAGGCTTTTATTAAAAAATTTGGTCAAAGAATAGATATAGATTATCTTAATACAGAAGAAGTAGTAAATTTCTTTTTACACTCATCTGACGAATACGATAGAAAAGTGTTACAAAATAGATTAGATAGATATAATGACACTAAACGCTAGAGGTATTCCCACTAGATGTTGTCCCATGTGTGGTACAAATATATTTAAAGTTTTAGTTACATTTGATGAAGAATACAATATAGAACAATATTTGTTAGACTCAGAATGTGCAGAGTGTGGAACTCTTATAACTGCACCAACACCACTAGATTTAGAAGTATAAAGGAGAATAATGGCACAAAAGAAAACATCTGATAGAAACACTAACAGATCAAATGGTAAGGCAATAAAGCAAAATCCAAAAGAACCAAACATTGGAGCAACTGGAAGAAGTCGTGGTGGTTATAACTTAATCAAAAGACCAGACAAGGCTGCTTCATGGGATCCTGCAAAAAAACGTGCTGCTAGAAAGGCTCGTAGAAAAGCAGCAAACCTTGCATATAAACATGGCATTAGAACTGGTCAATTAAAGAAATCAACAGCCAGTGCAGATTCGTAAACATAAAGACTATAGAGTAAATGAACTTGCAGAATTTATAGAACATTTACAAGATGTTAAGTATCATATAAAGCCATTTGAAATGGCAGAAAATATAGTATTATTTATGGATGATTTAAGAGGTAAAGAATATGCTCAAAAAATGTTAAAACATTTAAATGAAGAAAAACAATATAGGGGTAAGTAATGAAAGTTAAAATAATAATACTATCATTAGTAATATCTTTTCTACCCTCGATATCTTTTGCTGATACATATATAGAAAATAAGCACGGTAAAATAACATGGAGAACTTGTAAACTATTTTATGTCTATGATGATTATAAAAAAGATGAAATAATACCTACCATTAGATACATAGAAACTATATCTAATTTTACTTTTAGAAAGTGGAAAAAATCTATGAAGAAGCAACCTCATATAGAAATATACTATTTAGGATCTACTGACTCTAATGTGCTAGGAAGAACTACATTGATGGATAGTTATAATAAAGCGAGGATAGATAATGTTTATGTATCTATGTTTACAAAAGATCAAAACGTCTTGCTTCATGAATTGTTGCATGGAATTGGACTTGCCCATAGCGATGACCCTAACTCCCTAATGTACCCTTACGACTCAGAAAATCAGGTACTAACAGAACAAGACCTAATAAATATTAGGAATATACCTTGTGGAAGTAAGGTATAATAATAGCATGTATGAATATCGTGTAAAAAAAGTTACTAACGTAGTCGATGGAGACACAATTGATGTCGATATTGATCTAGGTTTCAATGTTTCCTTTTCTCAAAGAG